AATGCTTCAAAGGTTCTTTCAATTCGTCAACATAATAATAAACTTAAAATGGAGATCACAAAAGCTAGAAACTGTAAGGTCGGAACTAAGCTAGTATATGACTGGCAAATTGATGTTGGTAGATTTGAGTTCAATCCAAGCGGTGATGATGATTATAGTTCTGACGATCTTGAATCACGTAGACCAAGCAGACATGAGCCTGTTGAAAATAAGCAACCGCTTGTTAATCGTAGAGGGAGTTCTCAAAATCCATTTTAACCTAGTATTTTTATAGGTGATTAAATATGAAAGAGATTTCAATAGAATTAAAAAAGTACACAAAAGATTACCTGTCAAAAAATCCAGATAAGGTTTTCCAGAATCGTGAACTTATTGTAGAGGTCGATAACTCTGTTCCGGATGATCCTGTATATCGTTTTAAGTTGGGCGATGGTGTATCTCCGTATAAAGAGTTGAAATATATATCATCTTTATACTCATTATATCCTTCATTTTGCATATGCAACAAGTCATATACAAATAAGATAAATCTTAGTCTTGGCGGTGATGATTATGTTCACAGCTAACGGTACACCAATCCTTGCTGATGAAGTCGAAGTTCTTGTAGAACTTAGAGATCAGCTTGCTCTAAATGGGCTTGATCTATTGAGAGATATACGAAGAATAGATAATCATATACAGATAACGTGTCCATTTCACAAAGATGGTCATGAGTCAAAGCCGTCATGCGGAATAACAACAAATGATATAAAATATGGAGACAAACTTGTTAAGTCTGGAACAGTGCATTGTTTTACATGTGGATATGTTTCATCACTTGAAGAAATGATTTCCAGACTATTCGGACGGAATGATATGGGTACGTTCGGTATTGAGTGGCTGAAAAAGAACTTCATGACAATTCAGTATGAACAGCGTGAATCACTTATAGATTTGGGATCAAAGGATAAAGTTCAAAAAGAAGATATTAAATATGTATCTGAGGAAGAACTTGATTCATACAGATATATTCATCCATATGCATACAAGCGCAGACTTACGGACGAGATAATTGAGCAATTTGATGTTGGATACGATGATCATTTTATATTAACGAGTAAAGACGGCAGAGAGTTTAAGTTACGATGTCTTACATTTCCTGTTCGTGATGAAACAGGTGGTACATTATTTATAGCAAGACGATCTGTCGATACGAAGCTATTTCATTATCCGTCAGGTGTTGATAAACCTGTATATGGTGTATATGAATTATCTCTTATTGATCCATACCCAAATGAAGTTATAATATGTGAATCAATATTAAATTGTCTTACATGTTGGGTATACGGAAAATATGCAGTTGCTTTGAATGGAACTGGAACAAAACAGCAGCTAGAACAACTGCGTAGAATGCCATGTAAAAAGTTTATATTAGGTCTTGATCCAGATGATGCCGGAAATAGAGGACGTCAGAAAATAAAAAATTATTTGAAAAATGATAAGTTTCTAAGTGAATACATAATACCAAAAGGAAAAGATATAAACGATCTAACAAAAGAACAGTTTGATTCGTTACAAGAGGTATTTTGTTAAGTGATAATAATAATTCAAAAATACCTTGACATTCTTTTCCATTCATGCTATGATAAGATCAGAAAGATGAAAAACACGTAAAAACATAAGAGTATAAGAGAGCAGGAGGAATCCACATGATACGATTTAACACTTCATGATAAATATATTATGTTTTTTAACAATATAGTATAACTCAAATAAACATGTTTATTGCTGCAACGTGCGATTTTAGTTATACGTATTGGTAATTGCATTTTATATTATTTTCTACCAGTCAGGATGGTAGATTCGGTGATACTAGAATGTGTTAAATTGTTGAACGTGGCGCTCTGTTATACAAGTCCGCCAACTGACATTGGTGGACTTTTTTGTTTTTACGCTGTTTGACATTTTTCTGTTCAAAACCAGATTTATGCATCTGGTTTAATATTATAAATTTTTTATACATATTGAAAGGAAGTAAGATTATGAAATTCAATGCAAATGAGATTGACAACTATGTACAGGAAACAACAGGTTATTTTTCACTAAAGGATGATGGTGATTCCGCACGAGTCAGAGTTCTTTATGAGGGTGTTTCCGATGTTGAGGGATTCTGCGTTCATCAGATTCAGATGAGAGATCGTAGTTTCAGATATGTTGACTGTATCAGAGACTACAATGATCCGATTGATGCTTGTCCGCTCTGTGCTTGCAAGAATGACGATAACAAGAAACTTCGTACAAAGATTTGGGTTCCACTCTACAATGTAGATACAAATGAGACTGTTATGTGGGAGCGTGGAAATCAGTTCTGGAAAAAGGTTCTCTATCCCCTGATGGTTGAAAAGGGTGAGCCATTCTGCGGACATATCTTTGAAATTGTCAGACATGGTGCTGCCGGAGATACAAACACAACATATGAGTTTGTTGATCTTGGTGTTGATGATACCACTCTTGATGATTTTGATGAAATTCCAAATCCACTTGGAACAATGATCCTTAATAAGAATTTTGAAGAATTGACAACATTTGTAAAGACTGGTTCATTTGATGCTGATGAAGATGATATTCCGGATGTTCCTGTAAGACGCCGTGGTGCTTCAGCAGATAATGCTCCGGATGTTACAAGACGTAGAGGTACTACAAGACCTAACACCGATATCTGAGGACGGTGATTTAAGTGGCTGGGTTTTTCAACTTACCTAGTGCGGAGTGTACAAAGAAGAAAGACCAGCAACTTCTAAAAAAGGCATCTAGTCCTGTTAAGTCAGTATCTACAACTGCCGTTACATTGAAAGGTTCTACAAAACTAATTGATAGAATCAATGCAATTACAACAGTTGTTAAATCAAAGTTCGCCGGAAAGGAAGATGAACTTGAACTAATTACAACAGAAGATCATCTTATTAAATATATTGATAAGTGTATCGAAAATAATGTAATTAGTATTGATACGGAGACTACAGGACTTGATCCTTTTTTAGATAATATTGTTGGTATTTGTATTTATACACCAGAATTAAAATCAGCTTATATACCAATAAATCATATAAGTTATATTACAGAACAAAAGTGTGCTAACCAGTTACCTATTGATTTTTTGCATGATCAGTTTCAGCGATTAGTTGATGCAAATGTAAAAACAATCTGGTTCAATGCACCTTTCGATATTAGATTCTTACAGAATAAAATAAATGTAAGATTCACTCCATATTTTGATACATCTGTAGCTGCAATGTGTCTAAACAGTGATGAACCAAAAGGTTCAGGAACTTTGAAAGCATTACATAAAAAGTATTGTTGGGGAGATCGCGGAGAAGCATTAACATTCGGAAAGTTGTTTGATAATCTTCCGTTTAATCTAATTCCAATAGATGTTGCTTATTTATATGCTGCAAGTGATGCTATTTATACATATGAATTGTATGAGTTTCAAGCACAATATCTTGAACCAACAGGTCAGTATTATCAGTCACACCATATGGAAGGTGTATCAAATGTTTTCTTTAACATTGAAATGAAGTCAATGCCGACATTTATTGATATGGAACAAATAGGTGTTGAAATTGACTATGATCATGCTAAAGAGATTTATGATCGCTACCATGAACTTGCAAATAAGATGAAACAAAACCTTGAAGATGTATGCAAACCGTATCAGCAATTATTTGATGATTATAGACGTAAGCATCCGATGTGCAAGCTAACTGATCCAATTAACTATGATTCTCCAACACAGCTTGCAATCATTATATATGATATTCTAGGTCTAACATCACCGGATAAACGTAAGCCGAGAGGCACTGGTGCAAATATACTAAAACAGTTAGATCATCCAATCGTTAAAGCTGTTCTTGATAACAGATCGTTTAATAAGGTTTTATCAGCATTCATTGATACACTTCCAGAAAAAGCAAAGTTATATCCAGATAAGCGGATTCACTGTAGCTTTAAACAGTACGGTGCAGCTTGTGTTGTAGGAGATACATCAATCTTAACACCAAACGGAAGTATGCCAATATCATCTATTTTTAATGGTGATGAAGAATCTGGTATATCCTATGATACAGATTTAACTATTATAAATAGGAATATTGAACCTGAAAAAGCATCTCACAGAATTGTATACAGAAATGTTGATACGATTAGGATTACTTTGCGCGGTGGGTATAAGATTGAGGGTACTCCGAATCATCCAGTAGTTTGCTCGATGCTTACAAAAGATGATATTCTTAGGAATAAGAGTTCAAAACAGATTTCAAGGCTTCCTGAAAATGCTGATTTTAGGATGCTTTCAGACATAAAAATAGGCGACATTGTAGAAATACCGTATGGTTATAATATATTTCCAACAGAGTATGTGAAAGCATGTGAAAATGATTTTAATATTGATTTCATTGATGAGGATTTTGCAGAATTCCTTGGGATGTATCATGCAGATGGTTACATTAAAACATCAAGTGGTGGAATGACAATTTGTTTGTGTAATGATGATCAGGAAGTTATTGAAAGATATTCAGAACTGTGCTTAAAGTTGTTCGGTATTAAGTGCAAAACATATGTTTATAAGAATAATAGTGTTGTTACATATTGCACATGTTATAGGTTGAGATCAATTAAAAGGTATTTATCTTTTGGGGCAAGAAATAAAACAATGCCTGTTGAGATAATGAGATCGCCAAAATCAGTAATATGCTCTTATATAAGAGGTATGACACTTGACAGCGGTTTTGATAGTTCTCGACAGAGATTGTATATGACATGTGTCGATAAATCAACCTATAATTTCATAGAGCAGTTCTTATTGAATATTGGAATTTTTACATGCACACGGTTTGGAAAGTATCAAAGTAAAAATAATCATAGTGGTGAACTATGTGATGAAAAGGAAACATACCGTATTGGTGTTTCAGGAGAAATGTATAAAAGATTTCTTGATGAAATCGGTTTCATAGAATCATGCAAAGTATATAATACTGATTCTTATAATCATAGTTGGTATTTAACTTGTGATAATAGATACTATGCATATGTTAAGAAAGTTGAGTATAGAAAAGCTGATGTATATGATCTTACAGTTCCAGAAACACATAGTTTCATCTCTAACGGAATGATAAGCCATAATACAGGTAGAGTTTCGTGCAAATCGCCAAATCTGCAACAAATTCCAAGCCGTCCTTTTGTGCTAAGTGATGGAACTGAAATTGATTCCGGTCATGATGTAAGACAGCTATTCATGGCAACGCCAGGATATATGCTATTATCATGTGACTATTCAGGACAGGAAGTAAGAGTTACGGCAGATTTGAGTCAAGATGAAAAACTTATTCAAGCATACAGAGAGGGTAAGGACCCTTATTGTGAAATTGCATCTCTTGCATTTGGTGTTCCTTATGAAGAATGTACTGAGTATAGAGCCGATGGTACATTTAATCCTGACGGAAAGAAACGTCGCGGAGAAGCAAAAAAAATTGTTTTGGGCGTGTTATATGGTAGAGGAATACCATCTATTGCAGAACAACTTGGTAAGACAGTAAAAGAAGCACAAAATATTTATGACAGCGTTCTTGCAAAGTTTGAGGGACTTGCAAAGTTCCTTGAAGCATCAGAAGATATGGCAAGAAAATATGGATATACCATAACGAAGTGGGGTAGACGCAGACAACTAAAGGACATGCAACTGCCATACTATGAGTTCGGGTATAAAAATGGTTTTACCCCTGACTTTGATCCACTATCAGATGATTCTTCTGATGTTTCAACAGAAGTTCCTATTGAAATAGTTGAAGTATTAACAAATAAACTATTGAATTGTTGGGGATATAAGAAACGAGAAGAATTAAAGGAACGAATCAGACAAAAGGGATATACAATTAAGGACAACACGACATACATAAAACGTGCGCAGAGACAATGTGTCAACAGCAGAGTCCAGGGTAGACATATAACTGCCCATTTACATTGAACCTTATTACTCAGGGGTGTGTGGTTATTAAACCATGCTAACGGTATCAGTTGAATAAGACCGACTATGCAAACCTTACAAGGAGATCATAGTTATATTAAGGACGAAGTAGCTGACTAAGAGAGCCTAATGTCCAGAAATGGATAGATGGTAATACCGTGCTAACTCACAGCTTGTATATATATATAT